AATGAAAGAGAAAAAAGATAGAGTAGATGATGCACTTCACGCTACACAATGTGCTTTAGAAGATGGTATTGTACCAGGTGGTGGTTCTGCTTTATTATATGCTCGTGAAGGTATTACTACCTCTAAAAACGATTCAGACGATTTCAATTATGGAAAACGTTTAGTTCATAGAGCATGTGGTAAACCATTTGAGCAAATTTTATCAAATGCAGGATATGCTGAAAGTGATATGTATCCAATTAAAATGGAAATTGGAAAACAAAAAGGTACTTGGAGTGGATATAATATTAAAACAGAAACTATCGTTGATATGAAAAAATCTGGTATCATTGACCCACAAAAAGTAACTAAAAACGCATTAGTGAATGCTGCTTCAATTGCTGGAACTATTCTATTAACAGAATGTGTTGTAGTTGATAAACCTGAAGACAAAAAATCAGAGCAACCAATGTATGATCCTTCAATGATGATGTAATGCAAGTAAAAATAGAAGAATATAACGAGTTAATTGCAACCAGAGTAAAAGGACAAGGTGACACTTGGATCCTAGTAGAAGACAAAAACAAAGTAGTCCACAAATCCCTTACAGATGCTCTAGAGGCATGGTTTGAGGTAAATCAAGAAAACGTAGAATTTCGTTTAGCTCCTTTAGATAGTAAACTTTATGTTATACGAAGCGAGGAAAAAGAAATTCAACCTGAACCTGTTAAACGCTATAATATTTATGGGGACATGCTATAGCAGGTCCCTTTTTTTACATATTTATAATTATGAAATTAACTGATATACTACGTGAAATTGAAGGAGAAGAAGATGGAATGAACCAATTAAAGGTTCGTTACGATCTTGCCATTCAACCCACAAATTTAGATGCTGCGTTGCAAGCAATGGATGACGTTAAAAACTACGGTATTTACGCACAAAACATGCGAAATCCTGAAGCTATTAAAAAAGCATTTGGACCTTCAATTCCTGCACAAAAAGCTGGAGCTGCTTGGAAAGATTGGGATTCCCGCTCAGATGACGAAAAAGCATTTAAAATAATTGATATCAAAAACAGAGTACCAGATGCATGGGCTGCTACTGAAAAAGAAGCTCAAGATGGATATGAAAAATGGCAAGCTGAAGGAAACGATGGTAGCTTAAATGATTATTTATTTACATTATCTGGTAAATCACTTCCAAAAAGTTTAGTTGGTACATATGGTAAAAACTATTATCCAATGAAAACACCTGACAATTTAAAAAAGTATGGTGGTAAATTGGAACAAGATATTCACTATGTAGTAAAAGATGGAAAAATTGTTTTTCCTTACACACTTGAAAACCCATACAAAACAAAACCATATTTGTCTAAAGTATTGAAAACAATTATGGACAATGCCGGAGTTGAATATACTTTAGTTGATGTAGAACAAGATGCAGGTGAAGCACCTAAAACGGTAGAAAAACCAAAAGCAGAAGAGGTACCACCTCTAACTGTAACTGCAGATACAAAAGACAAAGCCGATAAATTTAGAGATTTGCTACGTAAAGAAATTGGAGAAGTTCCAACAGCTAAATATGAAGTTGAACCAGTTGAAGTAAACGGTGAAAGAAAATATAAAGTAACTGTAACAGGCATTTCAAAAGACCAAAGACAAAAACTTTTAATTAAAAAATCAACATTGAAAGAAGAAGTTGATTTTGATTATGGAATGTATAGAATGAGAAAAATAGCAGGACTGTAATGGACAATTTCGATTTAAAAAAATATTTAGCTGAAAACAAGATAAACGAAGCAGAAGGAACAGATTTGTACTACGATGCAGGCCAAATGATTTCACAAGTTGGTTTATTCACTAGAGAAAATGCTGACAAAATGGATGCAGAAGGAGATGGAAATCTAGGACGCTTCTATGACACCCCAGAAGAAAGAGAAGAACTAATCAAAATTTCAGAAGGATACAAGGACTATTTAGCTAAAATAAAAGCAACATTTGATGAATTGATGAACGATCCAATGTATCGAGTTGCAGTTGGTGATGTAGGTGGAAAATATAGAGATAGAGGACCAGGTGAAACTCTAGAAAAAGCATATATGAGATCACAAAGATATTAAAATCCTTGGAAACCTTAATTTTTTTTATATATTTATCACTAGAAACGAAAATTAATTTAATTAAAATAAAATGACAAAAGAACAATTACGTATGCAAATGTTGGCTGGTATTATCACAGAGAGCCAATATAAAGAAAAAATGGAAGAAGAAGAAATTATGGGTAGAGTTGGAAAATCTTACCCTGCTCCTGGGAATACTGAAGTAACATTAGCTTCTAAACATCGAAAAGATTTTGAAGATGCTATAGTTAAAAGATTTAAGGAAATGAAGAAAGAAGATGGACCCGAAGAAGCTGTGTACGATCTTCCTTATGCTACTAGAGATATTTTAGCAAATATCCTTACAGGAAGAAAACCAAATGAATATTGGGATGGAGATAGTGAGCGTGAAGAAGCTTTAACAGATAAAGGAATAGACCTGAATGAATTTGAGAATTATACTGATGGTCTAGAGAGAGAGATCTCCCGAGGGAATACAAATAATCCTAAAATTCAAAATATTCAATCTTGGGTAAAAGCTGCTTTTGATTAAACAAAATAAAATACTTAAATAAAAAGCTTGCCTAGTGCAAGCTTTTTTTGTATATTATGGTTATGAAAGAAAATACGTTATATGTAGAGCGTTTTCGTCCTACATCTTTAGAGTCATATGTTGGAAACGAAACCGTTAAAGACACTATCCAAAAATACATTGACCAAGGTGATATGCAAAATTTTATCTTCTATGGTCCACCTGGCTGCGGAAAAACAACATTGGCCAAAATTATAGTCAAAAATTTGGATTGTGACTATCTTTTTTTAAATGCAAGTGATGAAAATGGTATAGATGCAATCCGAGAAAAAGTAAAGGGATTTGCTAGTGCTGCATCTTGGAAAGGTATCAAAGTAGTAATTCTAGATGAAGCCGATTTCATTACTGTTCAAGGACAAGCCGCATTACGTAATGTAATTGAAACATTTTCCCGCTCAACACGTTTTATTTTAACTTGTAACTTTATAGAGCGAATTATTGATCCTTTACAATCCAGATGCCATACTCTTAAAATTGTACCTCCAACTAAAATGGATGTGTATAACCATTTGACTTGGATTTTAACAGATCAACTTAATGTGTCTTATGAGCAAGATGATATAAAAAATCTAATCGTTAAGTACTATCCTGACATGCGTAAAATGTTAAACGTTTTACAAATGTCTGTAAAAGATGATGCTATTGTACTTGACGAAACCGTTTTAACCTCAAATAACTATATTAAAGAGGTATTGAAAGAACTAGCCCAAATTAAACCTAACTTTACAAAAATCCGTCAGACAATTATTGACTCGAATACGAAAGATTTTGAAGAATTGTACCGAAACTTATTTGACTATGCTTCAAAATATATTCCTGGGAGGGAGGGTTCTGTTGCTATCATATTAAATGAACATTTATATCAAGCTAATTTTCGAATAGATAAAGAGATTAATATAGCTTCTTGTATAGCTAAAATTATTGAATTAAAATCATAAAACGTCATATAAAAGTAATATTTAGACAGCTAATAACAGACACTGATTAAATATTTATAATAAAATGATAATTTATTTAACAACTAATACCATTAATGGGAAAAAATATATAGGCAAAGATAGAAACAATCTTAAATCATATTTGGGAGGTGGAACAGATCTTAACAGAGATATTAAAAAATATGGAAGAAATAATTTTAAAAAAGAAATTTTGGAGAATTGTTTATCTATAGAAGAACTAAATCAAAGAGAAATATATTGGTTAGAATATTTTGATGCTGCTTTAAACCCACTATTTTACAATAAAACCAATAAGAGTTATGGAAGAACAGATAAATTTACTAAAACTGAGGCATACCAAAATAGAGGAGAGAAAATTAGCAAATCGAACAAAGGCAAATCAAAACCAGAGTACTGGAAAAATAGCCTCCAATTAAAAGAACATGGAAAAAATTTAGGAAATTCAAATAAAGGAAAACCCAAACCATCAGGATTTGGGGAAAAACTTTCAAAACAACGAAAAGGAAAAATTAGCCCATTAAAAGGAAAACCCCATACATCCAACTACAAACCAGTTATATGCATGGACGATAATAGAAATATAATTAAAGAATATACTTCCCAGATAGAAGCAGAAAAAGATTTAAATATTGCAAAAGGCACAGTTAGTAAAGGAATTAAAAAAGGGTATAGAATAGGTGGTTATTTTTGGAGATTTAAAGAATAGTTAGTATATTTAAGCAATATGAAATATTTTTTAAAATACACTCTTTCGTGGGTATCTCAAAATTTGTCCGTACCTTTTTGGACAGTAGGACATATTCATTTAATGACAACTGTTTACCAAGACATACATGAAATAATAGTATCGCTTGGAATGAACATAATAGTTGCAGCTGGGTTTATACATGACTTTATAGAATATAAAAAAGAAAAAACAAATAAATAATAAATAAAATGGAAAATTTAAAAATTAAAATCCAAATCTTAGATGAACAAAACAATGTATTAATTTCATCTACAATTAAAAAATCAACAGTTGATGCTGCTAAAGAATTTCACGGGCAACCTGTATTAAATGATGTATATAACACGATGTTAGAAGATTTATTAACCGTTAAAAACAAATAAAAATGGAACAACCAAAAATGAACATTGACTTCCAAAACACAACATCCATAGAAGGATTTGATGGAGGTAAATTATTCGGACAAGCAGTAGTAATTCGTAAAGTATCTAAATTCATTACAGGAACAGACGAAGATATGCTTATGCCTATCCCTGTATTTTACGATTTGGAATCTAAAAAAATCTTAGCAGATTCACTCCCAAAAGAAATCCGTGACGAATATAAAGATATTACTTTAGATGTCTAAAAAACATATCCCTACAGTTTGGAAATGGTTAGATGACATTGTCTATTTTAAGACTCCTGTTGAAGATATTTCAGAGGAGTCTTGGGACAATTGGAATAGCTATACAGTTAACCGTTCTATTTCAATGAATCAAAATTTTATTGAATTGGTTAATTTTGTCCAAACTGTACCATATGATCAAAAGAAACAAATATATTCAATTTACAAAGAAATGATTCCAAAACGTAAAATGTTTTTCAAGTGGATTAAATCAAACACTAAGAAAAAACCAACTACATTGGTAGAATATGTAGCAAAATATTTTGAATGCGGATTAGGAGAAGCAGAAGAATACATTGACATTTTACGTGAACATGGAGTACGCTCTATTTTATATGAAATGGGAGTAGATGAAAAAGAAGCCAAAAAATTAATGAAATGACATTTGTACCACAAAAAGATCCTTTAACAGGTAAACCATACGGAATATCAATTGGAAAAAACGAACGAATAATTTCAACAACAGATTCAATCGTAGATTCTATCATTGATAAATTTATTGAAAGAGCCACTATAGGAAAACAGAAATACAACACAGATTTGGATAGATCCGACCTATCTCTAGAAGATTGGCTCGAACATAGTATCCAGGAAAAATTAGATGATATTCTATACATGCAGAAAGCTTTAACAGTATTGCGTAAATCAAAAACTCTATAATATTTATAATAAACATGGAAGGTAAATACAAGGATATTAAATTTGAAAATTTAGAGTGGAAAAACACTTTAAATGAAAGTGAGATAAACCCTGAAGAAAAGAAGAAAGTTGATGATTTAATTGAGCAATTGAGAACCGCTGTAGATGTTGCTGTAAATTATTGGAGAAATGGAAAAAAATGATTCTTTTCAACCTATAGGAAAACGTTTAGATAATTTAAATAAAAAATTAAAAACGGATCATCCTGAGGATATATGGGTCATGAAAGACATTTTAGATGCTTTTTTATCCATAATAAATTCTTCCTCAAGTTTAGAACAACAACGTATTGTAAGTAAAGAATTAAATAGATTATTCAATGCTTATGAATTTAGATATAACACAATTTTAGAAACCACAATTATGACAAACGAACAATTACGTATGCAAATGTTAGCAGGTGTAATCACAGAAGGTGAATATAAAGCTAAATTGCAAGAAAACGAAGAAAAAGAAAACAAAGAATCAATAAACGAAAACTTTGTTGGAATGGGTGCTATTAATAGCCCATTTGCTAAACGTGAAAAAGAATCATACGAAGATGCTTTTGAACATTTCTTAAGTGAAAGATACGAAACTAAATTTGAAAACAGAGAACAAGACCTAGAAGAAGGGGAAGAAAAAGATGATGAAGATTTAGACGAAGGAAAAGAAGTAGAAGAACCAAATAACTACTAACATGAACCCAAAAGACACGATTAAATTAGATGTTCCTCTATTTATTCGATTACTCGAATATGCTAGAGAAGATGCCAAAGACGATATGGATTTACATCGTGTTGCTGAAAACGCTATAGATTTATCTCGTATCGGAGGAACATTAGGAATGATTGATTACGAAAACATAGTTGGACCTCAAGAAAATATTGAAGAAATGAAACTTTGGCAGTTAAGAGCCGGTATCATTAAGTAACTTACGACACGGCTTAGGACCGTTTGCTAGTTATAGCAAGAGATTATCTTATTGTCGCTATCAAGATAATTTCAAAAATTTAAAGAAAGCTTGCCTTTGGCAGGCTTTTTTTGTATCTTTATACAATGAAAAAAAAGGTACCTTCCGTATTAAAGGAAATAAAAGAAAAAGTTCTACCTCAAATAGACTTTGCAACTCAAAAGTCCATTTCCTACTCTCAACTTTCAATGTTCAATGATTGCCCTAAAAAATGGTCACTACAATACAAGGAAGGACACAAACAATTCACTTCAACCATTCACACTGTTTTTGGAACAGCATTCCACGAAACACTCCAGCATTACCTAACTGTATTTTATGAACAAAGTGGAGCCGAAGCAGACAGACTTAACACATCTGAAATGCTAGAGGAAAAACTCCGTGAAGAATATAAAAAACAATACAAATCAAACAACAACCAACATTTCTCTGAACCTGGAGAACTAAGAGAATTTTACGAAGATGGAGTTGAAATAATAAGAGAACTATCTAAAGACAAAACAAAATATTTTGGTAAACGAGGATGGCATTTAGTTGGATGTGAAATACCTATTGTACTAACCCCACATTCAAAATACCAAAACGTATTACTTCAAGGATTCATTGATGTTGTTTTATATCACGAACCAACAAATAAAATTAGAATTATAGATATTAAAACATCTTATAATGGTTGGAATAAAAAACAAAAATCGGATGAAAATAAACAATTTCAACTCATAGCATATAAAAAATATTTCTCCGAGATTTACAATATCCCATTAGAAAATATTGAAGTTGAATTTTTGATTGTAAAACGTAAAATATTTGAAATCGAAAATTTTGTTATCAAACGTGTACAAATCCACAAACCAGCAGCAGGTAAAGTAAAACTAAATAAAGTAACAAAATCAATAGAGGAATTTATAGAACAAGCATTTGATCGAAATGGTTTTAAACAAGTTGAACACCAACCTAAAATAAACGATAATTGCAAGTATTGTCCTTTTCATAAAACTCACTTATGCTCTGCAACCTATTAATATACCACCATATGTATATATGATAACATAAAATTAAAAACATATGAGTGAAAAAAACCAACAATTAACCTCCGTAAAAATAGATACGGACCTATTCGACAAATTTAAAATCGAGTGTATTAAACGCAAGTTTTCGTTTCAAAAACTAAGTGAACGAGCAATTCACCTTTATTTAACAGACGAGGACTTTAGAAAAAAAGTACACAATCACAATGATCTAAGCTTGGAAAGCGAAGATTAATTTTTTACATTTAAACAAAATAAAGTTATATATGAAAGACAAATTCGGTTATTTACCTCAAAACGAGAGAAAAAAAATCCTATTGATTTGCGACGACATTAGAGTCCATTCGGGTGTAGCAACAGTAGCACGTGAACTAGTTTTACACACAGCACAACATTTCAATTGGGTCAATATTGCAGGAGCAATTAATCATCCAGAACAAGGCAAACGTTTTGATTTATCTCAAGACACAAACTCAAGTACAGGCCTAACAGATACATCAGTGTTTTTATACCCAACAAACGGTTACGGTGATGCAGATTTGATTAGACACATGATTGAAATTGAAAAACCAGATGCAATCATGTTGATTACGGACCCAAGATACTTTGAGTGGTTATTTATGATTGAAAACGAGATTAGAAAAACAACCCCAATCATTTATTTAAACATCTGGGATGATTACCCAGCACCATTGTACAACAAAGCATTTTACGAGTCGTGTGATGCGTTACTAGCAATTTCAAAACAAACAAAATTGATAAATGAACTTGTATTGGGTGAGAAAGCAGAAGGTAAAATTATAGAGTATGTTCCTCATGGTTTAAATGAAAATCATTTTTATCCGATTGAAAACGAAAATGAACTAAAAGAATTAGAGGCATTTAAGAAAAATTTATTTTCGGGAGAGGAAAAAGATTTTGTAGTATTTTTTAATTCAAGAAATATTAGACGTAAACAAATTCCGGATACAATGCTTGCGTTTAGATTCTTTTTAGACACATTACCAAAAGAGAAAGCTCAAAAATGTGCTATGGTTTTACACACCGAGGTAATAAGTGAGCATGGAACGGATCTAGATGCAGTTAGAAAAATATTGTTTCAAGATTATCCAAATGCAATTTATTTTTCAACTAATAAATTAGACCACAAACATTTGAACTATTTGTATAACATTGCAGACACTCAGATTTTGTTAACTTCAAATGAAGGATGGGGTCTATCATTAACAGAGGCAATTTTAGCGGGAACTGTAATTATAGCTAACGTAACAGGTGGAATGCAAGATCAAATGCGATTTGAAGACGAATATGGTAATTG